TGGAACCAATCGTGAAGCTACTGCGCCGCTAGTTCGCTTGGAATAGAGCAAGTATTCAATCGGATACTTTCGGCAGTATGGTGCGACATCGTTTGCAATGGCTTTATCGTCTAGTTGTAGGGGATTAGTCCATGTGTGCAATAGCTTCACCACGAATTCTTCCGATCCAAGCTTCTGCGCTCCAACGAGAGCCGCGTGTTTTCTGTCTGGGCTTAGATCAAGTCCAAGCCATGTCAACTTCTCTGGATCAAGGTCAGCATCTGGATCAATGCATCGCTCCCATTCAGCTGCTCCTACGCAGCTTGAAATAGTCGTCACCCATCGGCACAAGACTTCAGTCATAACCACATCTGGTGGATCATTGAGAACCGCCTTGATGTTATCGATGTGAATCGTGTGACCGAGTGCAGGATTGGCAGATTTCCAATTTTCCACGTCAGTGATGTCGTCAGAACCGCCAGACCATTCGGCGTAAAAGATGTCGTCCTTTGCGCCAGCCATTGCAGCTAGTCCACGTTCCCGCGCAAGATTCAGAACGACCGAATGAGAATCGCCAGCGTTTGTGAAGGCGTTAATGCTGGGATTCTTTGCAGCCATCAGGGTATAGCGCAATGAAGCGAATGATTCTAGATCGTGCATCTCGCGAAGCTCATCAAGATGAACCGATTCAGGTTTGCTCAATCCACGTGCAGCTGAACCGCCAGCCTTGATGACGAAACGACATCCGTCAAGTGTTTCGATTTCTTCATTGCCATGTTGCCAGCGAATTCGCTTAACGCGCTTTGCTAGATCATCTTGGCTTTCGATAATGTTGACCAGTTGACGAAATTGCTCCAGAGATGTCACCAATCTGTGAGCTGATGCAACCTGCAACGACTCGTTCCAGTGAAAGAGCTTCATCGCTATCAATGCCAGCATGTACGTGGACTTTCCATTTTGGCGCGCCACGCAAGTGACGTTGAATGGTGAAGCCCAGCGTCCATCAGCTTTGACTTTGAGTGAGTGTTCAGCCAGCCATTTTTGCCAGGGCATAAAGCCCGTTTCGAAGATTGTGTCCGCGAAATCAATGAGTTCGAAACCTTTTGATGGTAAATCATTGAGTGGCGTGTGGATTCTAGGCGTGGAATTGCCATAGACATGAGCTGATTCCGTCTCTAAAACCGATTCAAGCCGATTAGAGCCTGTCTCAGCCGTATCACCACTAAGAATGACCTGTTCAGGCTTATTCATGACTTACGCTCACGTTTTGAGGTAAATAACGTACATGGAGAGTCGGGGGTGTTTTATCGTCTCCAAAAAAACGCCCACCTTTTTTTAAATTACATTTTTGGCACAAAGTTCTCAAATTTGAATCATAATCACTTTCAGAGCCCATCAATCGCTTTGGAATAATGTGATCCACATGAAGCTGTCCTTCAGTCTGTCCACATAGCTGGCACATGTAACCATCACGCATGAGGATTCTGGCTCGTGTTCGACGCCATCCTTTGTAGCTTCCATTTGCCCATGACTTAGACACTATTGCCATCCCTTTGATTTAAGATGTGCCAATGCTAGACATGCATCGCCTTTGTAACGAGTCATCAAATAACGATGCCACCAATCGATTTGAGTATATGGATTCATATATTGAACCTTCTTGTTACGCATTTGGAATAGTCCATAATGACTTCCATTTACAGCTGATGAATTCCATCGAGACTCAATCTGTGCAATGGAAACAGCACAATGAAAGCCTTTATATTCAATGATTTTTGTATGTAAATAGAGCTTGTAGTGATCAGTATTTGTCATTGCTTCCGCTGGTGTTGTGCCTACAATACAGAGCGCACCCAATAGCACCAGACTGCGCCTGCGAGCTATCCGCCTCAGCGGCTCGCCAGCGAGTATGGAGCGTACCGAACGCGTCAAGTAAGACGCAAGATTGAGCGCGTTCTTGGGCGTTGCGCACAGCCTGTGGATAACGTCTGTGGATAAGTATTTCATATCAACCTCATGATCTGTTGTCCAATGAAATGCGTGTAAGTCGGCGGAATTGATTCAACCAGTTCGCCCCAAAGCATCCAATCGATTCCCATTTCTTCATTCGCTTCGGACATTGTTCGCGCCGTGCGACCCCCATTTGGTATTTCATCACGCATTGAACCATAAATTCCGACTGGTCTGCCTTGTTGCTGGTGATGGCAATCAGTACCTTTTAAATCAAGATTTGATTCAAAGAGTCGATGGCGTCTGACCTTTAGATTGAACGCGCTGCCACATAATTGGATTGGATTGAACAATGGTGATTGTGGAACGTTTTCAATCACGTATGGCATTCCAGACGCAATCAAGGCTTCTCGAACCTCTGGAATCATGTCGATTTTTGTGGTTGATTTGCCTTGTGCATTTCGCAAATGCTTTGTTGCCGAATGTGTCTGGCACGGTGGAGATGCGGCAATGACATCGAATTCAGCCAAGAATGATGAATTGAGGTAATCACGTACGTCGCCCCGAATGTAAGTGTGCGGATATCGTTTTCCGTGTTTCACGTCAATCCCAGTTACTTCAAATCCAGCACGTGCGTAACCTTCGGATGCACCACCAGCCCCACAAAATAAATCAAGTAATTTCATAAACTGATCTCATCAATCTTTGAGTCATCCACGATCTTGATCCCAAATACACCACATCCAAAGCACGTCGCGAACCATTCATTTAACGATAGCTCTGATGATTTCTTAAGTCCATGACGTTGCTTTGGCTTGCCATAGAGCTTGTTGCAGATCGAACAATCAAATTCCAGAATTGGCATATTGGCTCCGTTTCAGATTCTCAATTGGTTGTAGATTGATCTGGCTAACCCAATACGAGCCGTCAGATGCCTTGTAACGCGGTTTTTTTGCCACACTGACGGGTATCCATCCAACGACGTAATAGGTCGGTGATTCGCCTACGACAAGCACTGCCACGTCGGTATCACGATCATCGTCAGTGATAATCAAATGACCCGCTTTGTGACCAGTTTGTTTGACCTCGATGCCCAATCCGCCGAGCAATAGATCGGGTTCATTCTTGAACGTGTCCACCGTCGGCACAAAGTCCTCGATACCAAAGTAGCGCGCCGTAGCAATCTCAGCCCCAGCAGCTTCACTGTGAATGGTTATAGCGTGATGAAAATTGCCTTTGTTACCTTTGAATTTGGGATTTGATCCATATCTTGATTCGCGTGCAAGTCCAGCATTTGCAGCAACAATTTCATCAGTTCGTGATAAGCGCACCATAATCATCGGCAACTACCACAAAACCAAAGTAACTTTTCGTTACCAAATCCCTTTTGATATCCAAATGCATCAAGCTTTTGAAATGACGAACATTTGTCGCATTGCTCGACTTTGTATTCCTCGATGATGACGCCGTTATGCAGCAATTTGCACATCCGAGTTTTTGGATCAATAAGTTCCAGATAATCGCTCATGATTAGACCTGTGGCTTCCATATGCCATCGCTGGTAAATACGTACCAGACTGGATCACATTGATTGGGCTTGCGCTCGACGCAACTGTAATTGCCCCATGCTTTACCTGTTTTTTGGCTGACGCCTTCACGCCAGACGCGATGACCATGCACGCACTGTGGAGCCTCTTTGAGCATTTCGCCACCGAGCTGAGCTGTGACTTCTTGGATTGCTCCACCGATAGTCTGTGCTTTTTCAGCCTCAGTCAATTCAGCCTCAGATTTGAAGGATGGCACGTCTCCATGCTTTGTCGTCCAATAGTCATAATCCGCTTGTACGTCTGCATTTGCGACCTTTGCTGGAAGCTTCTCGATCTGTTCCATTGTCTCGCGAACGGTACGTTCAGCACCGCCCATGATCAGCTGCATGACGCGCAAAATCGCACTTGTTACTGTGTCCTCGACGAACCAGCGTTTCATATTCTGCACGTATGCGCCTTGATAGCCGTACGCGTAATCGATTCCAGCTGGATGGAGATCATCGGCATTTCGATAACCGCTTGCCTTAACTAGCACATAGCCTTTTTCAGCATTGAATTCGACAATCTCGGTTTCGATGCGTCCAGTGGGATTTGTAGCAATCCAGCGATCCGTGCGAGCGCGTGCAGCTTCATAATTGTCTAAGAATCCCATTACTTTGCCGCCTTATCTTTGCCAGAGATATGACGCGAGACGGCGCGACCGCGTGAAAAGCCAATGCGCTCGCCCTCTTTGTATCCGATTGAATATGACATTGCTGACCATAAAATTGCAGCTAGCGTCATCAATACTATGATTGATAGTTCATTCATTCTTTTGCTCCCGTTTCGGGAAGCGACGGTCGCGCTCCCTGAAATAGAGAGTGACAGCAATATCGGACAAATTCAAGATTCACGCCTATTTTTCGGCGTGTCGATTGCTTATTTGTGGTTTTTCAAATGCTCAATCATCAGCGTTCGGATTTCACGTACATCGGCACGAATTGCATCGGCAAATCCATTGCTCACTGGACGTGAGTTTTTTTCTGATTTGGCAGCATACAAAGCTGCTATTGATGAAACTGTGGTTGCTGCAATTAATCCGACCGCTGTGATTGCTTCAGTCATTTGACGCCGAAATCCTTGTCTTTAGGGTTCAACCATCGCAAAACGACTGGTGCAACGGCAGCTGCCCCAGCGTAGGCGATAGTCTTTGGATCGGTTACACCAGCCATGAAAACGGCTAACGATGCAGCTAGAAATGAGCGCAACCATGAGGCTGCCATTGCTTTGAAGTCTTTCATTGCTTTGCTCCTAGTCCTAAGCTCCCGATCAACGCAGCGGCTTTCGCTGGCGTCACGGCTATTTCAAAATGCATCTCATCTGGACGCGATCTGAAATCACCGCCCCAAATCATTCCGTACTTTTTAGCCAAAGCCCGAATCATTGGCACTTTTTCGCTTGGGAATGTCCCAGTTTTGCCCAATGGATGATTGATGGCATTGAGATCAATTGCCGTGCCGGATGAATGATTTGAAAGTTTGTCATTTGATCCACGAATCATGCGAAAGTTAAATCCCCAGTCGTCAAAAATCCCATGATCTATCGGCTCAATCAGTTCGTGAAATTCTTTGCAAAATCCTGCGATCAATGGCGCGACAGCTTTCGCACATCGCACCTTGACCTTAGTTCCCTCAATTGGAACGCTAATGATATGGATTTCGGCTGCATCTTTTGATGCTGTCCATCCGTTATGAGATTGGAGTTTCATCGTCCATCTCAGGCATTATCCATTGACAAGTTTCTTCATCAAATCCGATGTTTCCGATTGGCTCTGGAGGAATAAAAGCATCAAGTTCTGTGTCGTAAAAGTAACCAATGGCAGCAAAGTTTTTTCGAATCTTTGCATTGTATGAAGTTTGAATCCAAGTGCCGCCAAGATTATCGATCAACCATTGAAATCCTTCGTCACCATTGGGATCATTGTTATCGCCAACAGTCACTCGAATGACTTTGTTATTTGAATCTACTTCTGCCCAGTGACTCATGCTGCATACCTCACAATAACAATTCCTGAACCGCCAGCGGCTGAATTTGCTCCAACAGTTGAACCAGTCGATCCACCACCGCCTGATCCAGTGTTTGCAGTGCCCGCTGTTAATTGAGCACTCAAATAATTCATACCATGACCGCCGCCCCCCGCGCCGCCATTTGCTCCCGCGCCTGTTCCTGATGCGTCATAAGCTGACCCACCGCCGCCCCCCGCGTAATAACCACTCACGCCCGTAGTTGTTGCAGTTGCCCAAGTTGAATAAGTATTGTTTCCGGCTCCGCCGCCACCACCCGAATAAGTTGGCAATGCTGAACCATCTGCATCCGTTCCAGCTGTTTTTCCAGCAGTTTGATCTCCGCCGCCGCCACCACCTGCGGAATTGTTTGTTGCTCCACCTGCCTTGCCCGATCCAGAAACTCCACCGCTTGTTGTCGCGCCGCAAGTACCCGCTAAACCTTTTGAGGCAATGAGCGATGTTGAATTGAAAGTTGAGTTATTGCCATCATTGCCCGGAACGTTTCCGACGGTACTTGATGCTCCACCAGCACCGACAACGATGGAATATGAAGTGACTGTTCCTGTAGTTGATAAATATGAAACTTGACCAGCTCCACCACCGCCGCCACGAACCGGTCCACCTTTAGCCCCTGAAGCACCTCCAGCAACAGCTAGAACTTCGATAGTTCCTGATCCTGAAGTTATTTGAAAAGTGCCGTTAGCTGTAAATGTGTGATAGTTGTATCCACCACTTGTGACAATAGTTCCGCCAGTTGCTCTAATTCTAGAATTTGCACTGGCCATTATTCCGAGCATTGGTGTCATTATGCTAAATCTCCAAAAATAATCCAGCTGTTTGCAGCCAGCTTTTTGCAAGTTGCTCCAGAGTTAGCAGCTCTGAGTTTTGGAGTTGCACTTGTTGCACCTGTTGAAATAACTGTCGTCGTTCCCGGTGTTACTGCGCCAATTGTTGGCTGACCTGCGCCAGTAATCCAAAAGACGTTGATTTCTGTTCCCACTGCAAAGTTAAAAGTTGCATCTGTTGGGATGTTGAATTGCTGCGTTGCAGCGTTATTCATTGAAAATATATTGCCTTCATCTCCTGAAACAAACGTATATGAAGCAGTTTTTGCGGAATATGTGGAAGAGATTTTTGGAGTATTGATTATTGGTGAAGTTAAAGTTTTATTTGTTAGTGTTTGAGCTGTCGTCAAATCAGCCGTTACAGCTGTGTTAATGGAAAGTGTCACATCACCCGACGTTCCGCCGCCTGATAGACCTGTTCCAGCGGCAACGCCAGTAATATCACCGGGATTCGACGAAACCCAAGTGAAATCCATATCGGTATTTGTAGCTTTTGACAAGATTTGCCCTGTTGTACCGCCTTTAAGATCAGCCATCGTCGTATCGACGCCTTGACCAAAAACAGCGAAATCGGCTGGTAAATCCGTCACCAAATCGGTGCTTGTCGGCATTACCCATCCGAAGTTTGATGTTGGATTGCTCATGTTTTCTCCTTAAGCCACAATTGTGGCATTTTCCCAGTCTAGTGTCGGATTCACGGTATTCCATCGTTCTGTCATCGGTACGTCATTCCATCTCATTGCTTGGAGACTGAATGCGATTGGTGACAAATTCAAAGTGATGGCAAGTTGATTGTAGGCAGCTTTGAATGTCCATCCCTCAACAAAGCCCAAATAATTTCCGCTATTCATATTCATTGGCAAATCTGAAATTGAGACGGGCATTCCCATGAATACATTGATCAAGTTATCTCGATCAGAATTGTCTATCTCTGGATTGGTCAATTCATAAGTGATTTGATTGAAGTTGTATTCTGGATAAGCTCTGAGTGATAAGTAGAAATCAGCTTGAGTTTGAGCATCGGCAGCATTGTGCAAAGTCGTTGAGATGATCTGTGCCAATTCACCATAAAGGCCAATTGATTGAGAATCAATAGCAGACTTTTCCGACGATGATGTGGCGTCATATTTCAAAGTAATAGAGTTTCGTACATCGCCAGCCCGTTGCTGAATCATCAATCCTGATCCAAGTGCATCATTGGCCGAAATTTCTACATAACCATTGACTGATAAATATGCGCTGCGATGAGTCGAATCTGCGTAACTAATTTGTCCATAAGCATCTTCATAAATATAACCGAGTCCTGAAATTGCAAGAGCTGAAACTAAAGAATACACATCTGTTCGGTTTGACGTGCGAGCTGCAAGTTCGTAATTGCCTGGACGATCAATTTCGCCTAGACCAGAATTCTGAGCCGTAGCCCATGTGACTGTTGGATCGTAAGTAGCCCACGTTAAAGCTTGTGGTACTTCGGCCCATGAATCAAAAAGCACTTTTTTCAAAATGTCATAAATTTGATCGCCGTCAAATTCCTTTGGTAAAACTCCATTAGTCAAAGCCTTTGGCAAGCGAGCTAAAGCACCCAAAGCGATGATTGTGATTCTTTGTGTGTAGCCAACGTTTCCAAGCTCTGCGACTCCGATTGCTACATCAACGACAGAGCCGCCAAAAATCGGTACAAAAGTATTTGTTGAATCTTTAAGTTGTACAGTCAAAGAATCGTTGATTTCGATTGACACGTTTGAGTGATCAAGATTGATGATTTCAAGATTCACGTATCCAGCTTGAGCTTGCTCATAAATATTTGTGCGCCCAGATGTAATCGTCAAATTGGACAAAATGGCAGATGTGTATTCGACTCCACCAATGGTAACTTTCCAAATCGGATTAAATTGCGTCATGAGAATTGCAGACTATTCGCGCCGTTTGTGCCACGATAAAATGAATTGTTAAGTACGTTCACGATGCTGCGAGCTGTACCCTCTGGATCAATCGCACCAGATACGTTGATATTGATAGTCGATCCGCCGCTGCCGCCAATTTTATTATTTGGCACGATTCGTCCAGATGATGATGGGACGAATAATTCTGGTCCTACTTCTCCAACAATGTATGGACGATTTGAGCTGACTGGTCCACCGGCTGCAAGTTTTGGAATCTTTGGTAAATCTTTAGCTCCAGTAATATTATTGACCACATTGTAAGCACTGATCAAAAGATTCACAGCGCTGACTGCTAAATTAATTCCATCAACCAAAAGATCAATAGCTTTTGAAACTCCGTTGATTACAGCTGCAACTCCATTGAAAGCAAGTTTAAAGGCTCCACCAATAAACGGTGCAACAAGCTTTGCCACAGTTAAAAGTGCAGTTAATCCTGCACCGAGCAATTTAAAAAATCCGACGTTATCTGAAACAGCGTTACCAACGGCAATGAATACGTTTTTGATACCCTGCAAAATAGGCTGAAGTATATCTCTGAAAATTGGAATAACATTTGTGCTAATAAAAGACCAAATTGACGAAAGTGATGGAATAAATGTTTGCGTAAAAAAAGATGATAAACCTTCAAAAGTCGGCTTAAGTTTAGTACCCAAATCACCAGCAAGTTCCTGAATGACCGGAATGACGTTATCAACAATAAAAGTGACCATCGGTGTAATTGCATCAAGAACAAATGATCCGACGGTTTCTTTGCCTTCATCAAAAGCGACTTTGAGACGATCCATTTTGCCTGCGAACGTTTCGGCTTGAATGGTCGCCTGATCTGCAAATGTAGTTGAAAGAGCTTTTGTAACTTCATCAAAGGTCATGGTGCTTAGTTCAGCTGCGCTAAGTCCAACGCCCAATTTTCCAAGCGCGCCAGTATTGCCCTCGTACGCTTTGCCCAATGCATTTGAAACGGCTTCAAGTGATTTGCCTGATCCAGCAGCAACGTCAAGAGCCAAATTCTGTAAATCTTGGGCAGATTTTAAATCACCTGTTGCCCGAGTGAGTCTTTCCAAAGATGGACGCAACTGTTCATCAGTGATTCCGGTTGCCAGTGATGTTTTCAGAATATATGACTCAGTTGCAGCAATTTGCTGATCCGTTGCACCAGTTACATTGCGCAGAGTTGTTGCCAGTTTTGCCTGAGCAGCTTCATCCTCGATGGCTGATTTGACCCCATCGATGAGCAGTTTTCCAGCGTATGCAGCGGCGGCAGCTCCAGCAGCGGCAAAAGCCAATCCAACATTCTTGCCAAAATCACCAATTTTGGACGATGAATTTTCAACGTCCCCATTTGCCTGCGCCAGTGACTTTTTTAGCTGATCTACGTCAGCAAGAATGGAGAGCTTAAGCGTTCTTGATCCTGTGCCAGCCATTACCACTCCTTCAGTATTTTGCTAAAGGCATTTTCCCATTCATTGATGATATAAGGCTGTTCGGCGCGCAGAGTTGGATAAATAAACCATCCACGCGATCCGCGACCTTCTTTGCCTGACCAGACGGGAAATTGCTTGTAACGATTTGATCCGAATTCATAACCGCCCCAGAGCATTTGTGTTGTACCACCACCACTAAGTTTTTGAGACGCAAATCCAAATGAAAGCTCGCCAGTTTTTGCTGATTTGGATACGCGTGATCCAGCTGCAATCATCGGCGCGACTTTGTTATTTGACTCCCCTGCTGTTGCCTGAATTTTGCCCTGCAAGTATGTAGCCAGCGCATTTGATTGCGCTTTGGCTTCTGTGACAGCAGCTTCATCCATTGCTTTAAAAGCTGCATAAATACCACGCAAATCGGCTTTGTCATAGGCGATTGAATCCTCAGCCATTGCGTTTCTCCAATATCTCGATCGCCGTCAATATGTCCTCTGCGCTTTGCCATTCACTCATCGGGATTCCTGTGGCGATCGCCAGTTCCACGATGGTGCGACTTAAACTTCCGCGCTTGTGACTTTTGGGTCGTTGTCCCCTGTTGAAACATCGACGACAGTTTCCATCCACACTTCAAATGGCTTGACTGGCTTGCCAGCAGACTCACGCTTCATGGCGTTATATGCCAAAAACATCAGATCAGAAATTCCGATCTTGTCCTGAGCCTGCTGGATTGTAAAGCCAGTTTTGGTTTCCCATTTTGCCCACTCCGGTGGCTGTGCCACGTAGGTTTCAGTTTGACCAGCTGCATATTCGATTGTGATTGGTAGTTTCATTTTCGCTCCCGATTCTTTGTTTTAGTCTAAAGCTGGTGTGGTAACGCAAGTGAAAGCGAGTGAAGCTGTCAATGCGTCTGGTGCTGTACCGCCCAAGTCTGGGAAAATTGGCTGAACGCTGAAAGCATAAGCAACGCCACCGACTGTGAACAACACTGGAAGTGCAGTGTTTGGTGTTGTTGCAGCTGCGTTCCAAAGAGCTTCGCACAATGAGCTGACTGCACCGAAATCTTGAAGCATTTCGACGTTGAAAGTTCCCTGTGTGTCAGTTGTGTAATACGCTTTTCCATCAAGTGTCTGATATGTGTTGATCGTTGAATCAACAGTTAAAGTTGCGCTTGTTGCCTGAGCATCGAAGTTGTCACCATCAATCGTGAAAGTGATATCTCTGCCAGTGATGATTGATGTTGCCATCTTTAGTCTCCTTAGTTGTTTTCCTGTGTGTAATACGTTGAAACTGAAAGATCAGCCATTAAGAATGATCCAGTTCCGACATTCATGATCGCTGGTCTTTCGACGTTGCCGACCACGTATCCCGCTGGCATTGCACCGAGAATTTGAATGACAAGCTGCTCCAATCCATCGAGCGCGCCTGCGTTGTTGTTGTACGCGACAACAGCTGAAATGACAAAATTGATTTTGACTTTGGTGACGGCTCCATTGACCAAAGTGCTTTCCATGTATGGCGAATCAGCCACAATCACGCAAGCTGGAGCGATCAAAGTCTCTGGTGGAGCTTCATAAACTGATGCAGTAACGCCAGCAAGCGCAGTTGCTAAGGGTGCGCGAACCTCTGATTGGATTGTCATTGCGCCATATTTTCGACGTCAATGAATGGACTTAATAATCCGATGACACGGCTTTGAAGCGATCTGCCGAGTACGAATGGACTTGGATTGAAATTCTCGTTTGTGGTCATGTTGCCTGATGCCGTTACTGATTGAAAAATTTCAACCGAAACGACAATAATTGCAGATTTAACTGGTGGCACGTTTGCATACAGTTCAGCAGCCGATGATCCATCGAGCGTTGCTGATCCTGCTGGAATAATTGTGTACAGCACGCGATCTGCGAGTTCTGTTTCAACGCTGAAAGCGAATGGGTCAGTGGTGTGAGCTGTGACGACGTATGTGTCATCCAAAGCACCGCATCCGGCAATGACCACGGATTGACCGACTGCAAAATAGCATGGACGCAAAGTGGTGAAATAAGCAACACCATCTCTGATGCGAGTCGTCGAAACTGCATATTGGTATTGCGTAAGCAACGGCAAAATCGTCAGTTCAGCCGAATCAATTATCTGGTCGAGATATGTGTCGTCATACAAAGATTCAGAGACGCCAAGCACCGTGCGCAGCTCGTCGGCTGTGATGATATTTGGCATCTCTGATCTCCTATTCTGCTCGACTGGCTCGGGAGCGAACCAGCCGATGTCTAATTAGCTTGCGTTGAACGCGTATGCGCCAGCTGCAATCTTGGTTGCTGTCGCGCCGTATCCGTACATTAGGACGCCGATTGAACCGTCCTCGAGGAAATTGGTGCGCAGCTCCAAGCGTGGTGATTCGTACCATGTGTATGCATCGCGATTGATAACGTACATTGAGTTTGAACCCAAGCCTGAAAGTGCTGTGTCGACCCAAAGATCGATGCCATTTACTGATCCGCGCAAGCTGCGTGGCTGTGCGTTTCCAGCTGCGTTCATTGGATTGAGCGCGTTGTAGATTGGACGTCCAGCGTCGTTGAATCCCATAATGCGTCCCCACATCTGTGGTGAAACAACAATCGCATCAGCGAATTTGAATGTATTTGAATAAACACTTACTGCGCCGCCAGCAACCCAAGTCAAGAATTCTGCCGCTGTGATATCTGAACCGATACCAGTTGCAGTCTTTGTTGATCCTGTGATGATCTGTGCTGAGTTGTAAGTGTTTGTTTCACGTGCATATTGCGCGCTCATGGCTGAAATTAATTCAGAGTAATACAAAGGATCAGAGCGATCTGCTAATTCCACGCTCATTACAGATGAACCTTTGAATGACTTCACATTGACGTTTAGAAATTCTGTTTCGAGTCCTGCTGGTGTGATTGGATCGAGTTCGTCGATCTGATCTACGGTTGGGAGCGCAGTTACCTTTGGAATCTGGAAAACCATTCCAGCTGACGGCAAAGTGCCATTTGAAATTGAATCAATCGATGCGCGAACGCTATCTGAAAGACCATTTACGACTTCGCGAAGCTGACGTGTTGGAATAAGTCCAGGAGAATCAGTTGTCGCTGTTGCAGCTGCGATGAATGAACGTGATTGCTCATCTCCACGCATTGCGTTGACTTTGTGCATTAAGAATGTTTCTGGTGAAACAATTGGGTTACGTGTTGCGATGAAATTTACAGGCTTTGGAGCTGATGCAGCCTCGACCTGTGCTGAAGCTTCTACCGTCTCGGCGGCAGTTTCTGTGACGGTGTTTTCCACGACGTCTCCTTCTGTTGGTTGTTGTGGTTGTGCTTCTGCCTCATCCGTTGATGGTTCAGAATTTTCTGGTGCGGTAGTCGCGGCGACATTTGACACACGTGCTGAATCAAATGCTGGGTTATGTGTTAGCGCGACACCGACCAAATCAGCTTTAGAGACGACCATTGTGCCGTCCTCATTGTGACCAAATTCGATTGCGTTTGCTTCGACGGAAAATCCATCGCGCAGTCCATCGATTGCTTCTTGGATCGCATCTGATCCGGCAGTGGTCTTTGAAATCTTAAAAGTTGCCATCATTGATGACCCATCTGGTGACAGTTCCATCGAAAGTGTTTTTCCGATGGGACGGTCTGGACGATGCTCCAAGTTGAGCTTCACATTTGTCGGATTCAATGATCCAGACTTAAACATCACTTTTCCTGTTGATGCGTTGGCTGGCTTATCAAAAGCAACGATCTGCCCTGTGATTGTGCGTGCCTCGGAATCAGCGGCAGTGATCGTGAATGGTGTTGTTACCTTCATGAGATCATATCCTCTGCTTGACGAATTTCATCGACGCTCAAGGCTGGTTGTCCAGTAACAGGATCGACGATTGAGTTGAGTACCTTGTAAATATTCGCACGTTCCAAATCTGATCCGCGCAAATAATCTGATAAGTCATATTTGACTTCTTGTGATGATGGGACAAAATCTGGCATTGATAAACGCTCGGATACGCTTGTCATCAGCGGAATCAAAGAGAAATCCAAAAGTGTTTGACGTTGATTGACTGCATTGCTGTATGTCATCGATGATCCAGTTTCGGCGTCGATGTAATAAGCCGGAATTCCGCAAGCACGTGCAACCTCGGTCGCGATGTATGAACGAGCTGCCGCGAGCTGTAATTTCTCGGGATCGAATCCGACTGTTTGTAATTCGACGTCAGCATTGAGAAACGCAGTGCCACGATTGCGGCGCGCTGTTCCCCATGCCTCAAGTAATTTTGCGATGCGGTCAGACGGAAGTGCAGTGCCGTTGCTTTTAAGTACCATCGACGGAATAGGTTCTCTGGCGTACATTGCAGCGGCACGTTCTAGTTCTGCTCCCGTGCGAATAGTGCGACCAGCACGGTTGAGAATTCCTTCATCGTTACCATTGAAAACGACCAATGATCCAACGCCTGAATTTGGCACCGGTGTTCCATCGACCATGTAATACTCAATTTCGGAAGCGATTGCATTTGTTTGAATCGTTACGCGAGTTGGTGAAACGCGTTGAACGCTTCGCACCCGATACGTGTCCTGAAACAGCTCCGTAATTTGCCAGTAGCCATACCCGTATAGCAAAATGTCCTCGAGCGTCCATACGTAAGTCGCAGACCCCGGAACACGTGGATCGGGTGTACGGATCACGCGTGGTGTTGCACCTTCGATCTCCATACCAGTTGAGCGATCAATTACTTCTAGCCCAATCGATGCAATCGATGAACAAATAATATTTCTTGCACGCGCGCCGGATGGAATGGACATGAATTCCTCGCGCGTGGCTGTATTTGCTCCGCCGAAAAATGGTGTTAACGAATCAAGGGTTGTCACTGGTGCAAGCGAAGCAGCCACGTCGCTGACCGCTTGCGGCGTGACTGCCTCGATCTTGCCTGATGCGAAAATATCGCGAATTCCCATGTGAGAATTTTCCCACGCTTAGATCATCAACCGACGAGAATGTCAATGTCCGTCTCTGGGCGTGTCGCAAAATGTGTGACAAGCGCAGTTGCTACCGCTGCGCACACTGGTGCTTGTCCTCGACGACCAATGACCCATCCAGCATCGCCACGTGGGAATTTAACAGCTGAAAGAATCTGTGCCGTAAGTTCGCCTTGATTTCGATGCTTGAGACGACCGCTATTGATCGATCCGAGTAATTCATCGCAGCTTTGCGGATATGACGAATCCATGTCATAAATTGGGATTCCGGCTGGACGTAATCTCGTGGCGATTGATCCGGCTGCCCTTTGTGAGTAAAGCAAATACTCCAATGGATACTTTCGGCAATAGGGTGCAATATCATTTGCGATGGCTCGATCATCCAAGTGCAGATCATTGCTCCAAGTGTGAAGCAACTTGACAACAAAGTCGTCCGATCCAAGTTTTTGAGCTGCCACGAGTGCTGCCTGTTTTCTGTCTGGTGTCACATCGATGGCAAGCCACGTTAGTTTGTCTGGATCGAGATCGATCTCAGTATCACCACATTCTTTCCATTTTTCAGCATCGACGATGCCAGTGATGGTTTGTACCCATCGGCACATAACCTCGGTCATGACAACCGATGGATCGTCATTGAGTACGGATTTGATATTCCCGACGTTGATTGTGTGTCCCAATGCCGGATTGCTGTACGTGGCGTTTTCCAATGAGATCACGTCAGTGGGAGCAGACCATTCAAAGTAGCCAATCTCTGAATCATCAGCTCCGGCAATGGCAGCCAAAGCACGTTCGCGCAGCTGGTTCAAAATTAAGGACGTCGATTCACCAGCATTTGTGTAGCCAATGACCATCGGATTTTTTGCCGCCATCAAGGTATAACGCAGCGATGCAAAAGTCTCCATATCTTTCATTTCGCGCAACTCATCAAGATGCAACGTCGATGGAGCTGAAATTCCACGAGCAGCCGATCCAGATGCACGGATCATGAATCGCGTACCCAAAGTCGTTTCGATTTCTTCTTCACCGTGGCGACGCCGAATCCGTTTGACCTGTTTGCTGAGAAAATCAGAGCCTTCAATTAAACGTTCCAAATGCCTAAACTGCTCAAATGAGGTGGACAACCTATGAGCTGATCCGATCTGGATTGATTCGTCCCAGAGAAACAACCCAGCCAAGATTCGGATATTCATCAAATACGATTTTCCGTTTTGTCTCGCTACAGTCGTGCAGACCGTGGGCGTAGCCCAGCGTCCATCGGGCTTGACCTTGTGTGCATGCTCCATGACGAATTTCTGCCACGGCATGAGTTCTTGCTTGAGTTCAGCTGCAAGATCGATGATTTCAAAGCCCCGAGACGGCAAATCATTCAATGGCGTGCAGATTCTAGGCGTTGGACTGCCAAATAGCGTAGCTGATTCCGGTTCAGAAACCGATATGAGCCGATTTGAGCCTGTTTCAGCTTGATGTCCACTAGTTATGACCTGAACAGGCTTATTCATGGCTTACGCTCACGTTTAAGGGAGAAATACGTTCATGGAGAGTCGGGGGTGTTACTTCTGTTCCAAAAAAGCGACCACCTTTGCGTAAATTGCATGATTCACACAATACGCGAAGATTGGAATCATTATCGCCTTCAGCTCCAATCAATCGCTTAGGAATGATGTGATCGATGTGAAGTCTGCCTTCAGTCTGCCCGCACATCTGGCACATGTGACC